CTATAAGCATAAGTATCTTGAAGATTATCCCATAGTTCGGGGTATAAAGCTTGTGCGTCAAAAAAATCTCTTATATATCCTAATGTTTCTTCATTATATAAAACACCTAAAGTAAATGTTGTATCTTCATTTTCTTCTTGATCCTCTGCTACTGGTCTATCTCCAACAGTAGAAAAACCGAAATCTTCTCTAGTAAATGTAGATACTTCATTACCATTACCATCATATAAAGTAGGTTGATTAGTTGTATCATTTATTTTATTATGCATTCTTCTCCCCATCTCAAATATTTCGGGTCTTTTAACACCAATATAACCAAATGTAGCAATATAATCTACTGCGTTTTGATCTAAAACATCAGTATTTAATACTGGTATATTTTGTGCTATATAAGCATCATAAGCTTCTTTACCAAAATTATAAACATTTTGAGCGTTGATAGGTTTAAAGGTATTAGTTTCGATAGTTTTAGTTAAAGGTCTAATAAAACCATCACCATCCATAATCTCAAAAATATCTTCATTTTTAGTTTCGGTTAATTGTTGTGTTATTTGGTCCGCTACTGCACTAGGAGTATTAAAACCTTTATTAACTTCAATATTTATTTTTTCTCTTACTCGATAATATTTTGCTTCACTAAAAATACCATTATGATTTACTGTTGGGAATTGGTCTCTATCATGTGTAGCTCCAACACTATAAGCAATCTTATCTTTAATAAATAATGTATATCTTGTATTATCTACTTTTTGTTTATAAAAAAGTACATCATTAGCATCTTCTCTTTTTCTATAATCAGCAAAACAAACACAATCTTCATTAATGGTTGCTCTAAAAAATGGTAATCCTTCTGTTTGACTATCTCTACTAGTAAAAGCGAGAGGTGTATTTCTATTCACATTACCTCTAATCATGAGATTACTACAGTATCTTCTTGGATGTTGTATATAATTAGGGTATTCATTATTAGTAATAAAATAACCAATAACTAGTGGAGCAAGATTATCCCGTAAATCAACTGTTTCATCAGTATCTAAAGGTGGAGTATTAGGTAATGATTGTCTTACTACTTCAGTTGTGGTTATACTTCGATAATAACCTAAACGATATTTAGGATCGTAAGTAGTAGATTTCTTATAATATTTTTCGTTAAATTGTATATCAGTATAAGTAGCAACTGCATTTCTACCTCTACTAACACCTTTGAACTCAATAGTAGATGGATTACCAGCACCAACTTCATTTATAAACGCTCTTTCTAAACTTACTTTATCACCAACATCAAGACGAATCGTCTCATTTAAAGGATTGGTAAATACTGCTGGATTTGTATCGTTGCCCGTGCGACTTTCTACTGAAGCTAATCGATTGCAGTTTATAAGTTTTGTATCAACATATTCACTCATATTTATATAATATAAGTATAAAAAAATTGAGATAAAAAAACAAAGTTAATTAATGATAAAACCCTTCTCCACCAACATCTTATATTTGTCTTCGTGTTTCTCCTTGAATGATTCTATTTTATCTTTTCGTTTATAATAATTGAATAATGATTTAGTTTTTAATAAATCTTTATTTGCATTATAATTTTCTTTCTTTTTATCTTTGTAGCCATTTTGATAATGAGCTTTAGCTCGTTCTCGATTCTTAATCTTAAACTCTTCTTTATTTTTAGTTACTTCATGGTAATATTTATTTTCTCTTTCTCTTTTGTTTTTATAATTGGTTAATATTCTTGCGATTTGGTCTGCGGTTAGATCCATATTATCTATATATTATATATAGATTTTATTTTTTAAATATTGACCGAAATATTATTCTAACCAAATAATATCTCTTGGTAAATCTAATTTATAGCAATAATAGAAACAATCGAAATTGCATTTATTTTGAAGTTCATCACCATTCTTAATAAATTGAATGCGTTTTCTTGGTATAATAATTTGGAGTTTGCTTTCCGTGTTCTTAAAGTTTTCTCTAAAATATTGAGTATTAATTTTACTACTTGGTAATATTAAAATGAATGGTTTATCTAATTCTTTTAATCTAGGCATTATCTCTTTACATTTACTAAATGGTGGATTAGAAACAATAATCTCTCCTAAATTATTCTCAAAAAAATCTACTTCTTTATGAATAACTTCGAAACCTAATTCTTCAAGATGATTACCACTTGTTCCGTCTCCATAAAACGCTTCCCATATTACTTTATCTTTGGGGATATATTCTTTAATATTCTCCCAAGCATATTTGGGGGTCATATAATCATCGTGCTTTAAAAATGTTTTAGTACAAAATCCAGCCATTTATCTTTTCTCTATATATTTTATATAGATTTTATTTTTTAAATATTAACCGTATATTAAAAAGTGGTTGGGGTAAATATCGAAAAATATTTGTCTCAACGATCATCTCAAGTACTTTTTTTTTTAAGATTTACCCTAACCACTTTTTATTTTGAAGGTCTAATATGAAGGCAAACAATAGTTTTACCCGATAATGCCGTGCATAATGTCTCATTCTCATATACAATATCTATATCGAAACTATTAACCAATAATTCAGTAGGATTATTTAATGAGATATATGTTTTTTCTTGAGGTTCAAAATATAATCCACCCGTCTCATTACCACTATTATCGAATCTTGGTAAGTGAGCTATAATTTTAGATAATGTTCCTTGACGAGCATTCATCGAGTTTTGAGTAAAGTTATTCAATCGAATAAATAATGAGATATTAGCAATAAGTTTTGGTACGGATGAACTCTCATTAGTAGTTGCTATATTAGTTCTAGCTGTCGGTCTAGATATTGGATCACCTAAAAATCCTAATGTAGCTTGAGTATTAGCAGTAGCAGTATTTCCTTCTCCATAATTAATACTACGAGCAGTAATAATTAAACTATCATAATCCGCCATACCTCCCGATGCATTAAGACCTTTAGGAGCAAGTAATCCATTAGCACCCGCACCGTGAGCGGTTGTTGTTCTACTAAAATTATTCCAATCTCTTAATTCAAGTTCTCTACAAAATACGGTTTGATTATATTCTTGAGACCATCCCCACCAATCATAATTAAAATATTTTGTACTATCATATTTAGGATAATTAGCATAATGGTCTATACTTTCTACACTAATCCTTCTATTAGCACCAGCACCAGTAATACCACACACGGGATACATAGCCCATTTAGTAGCATTCATAGGATTTAAACACTCATTCTTAACTGCACCACCAGCACGAAGAGTTGTATAATCACATAGTAATACAGTTCCTCCATCACCAGCAATCAATTCAATCTTAACTTCTTCATTACTTAAAGTAAAACGAACTTTTTGATAATCGTCAGCATTAGTACCTATATCATATTTAGCCGCAAAATTAACATTATGATTACCAAAATAAGTAACCTCATTCACAAATATACCATCTCCGTTTGCTTGTGCCGTTCTTGCCCCCGATTGATAAACCCTTAATTCTGTTCCTACTCTTGCTATACCAACATCCATAAATCTAAATTGTCCTCTAGTAAGAATACCCGATAAAACAGCTCCATTAGCGGGAGGGTCAAAATAAGTTGGTGTATAATCGAAATCACCATCACCAATATCTCTTGCTTTATTAATTCTAGATAAACCACATATCCAATTACCAGTATTCGCATCACTAAAATTAATAGTGCACGTTCCCGCATTTTGAGAGATTGGATATTCTCTATTTTGGACGAAAAATCCATCATTAGTAGTTTTTGTTAAAACTCCCGCAGCTTGAGTAAATCCATATCTAACATCATCATTATTTCTATTAATACTAGTCCATGTTATATCAGCTTCATTTCTAGTTGTTTTTGCTGTCTGTTGTGTAGCTACAAACTTAAAACCTTGAAATACTTCACTACTACTATCATATACACTACTAACAGCAACACCCGTAGAAGTTTCTCCAGTAATTAAAGAAGGATGAAATACTGCCTCATCTATACCCTTTTGAATCTCTCCAACCATATCATCGATATTAACTTCATTTTTAACATCACCCGCTCGAAATGCTTCACCAGCACCGATTACTGCACGAAACGGTACGGTTGTTGAATTATCTATATTATCTTGATGTAGATCTTCAACTGGAGTCCCGAAATAGTGATTGAATCCACTATTGGTTCTATCAAGAATAAATAAACCATTCTTATTTATTTTAGCACTCTGTAGGGCGATCTCGCTATTAGGTGGGATCTTCATAGTATTCAATAACCTATTTTGATATGAATATGGTTTAAATGCATTAGATATTTGTGGGGTGTTTTCCGTCCCTTGATTAGATGTTATTACTAAACTCATTTTATAATATATATTATAAAAAATATTTTAATTAAAAAAATTATATTATTTTATAATATAATGCCTCAAAAGAAAAAGGTTAAAAAAACTGTGATTGTTAAACCTCAAACTAATAAAGATTCAATCCAAATAAATATTAAAAAAACTTTGGATGATGATAAAAAAATAAAACCCGAAAAGGTTTTCGAAGGTTATAAAAAAACTAAATAATCTAAATACTAATTTATTCTTCATCACTACTCATACAATATCCATCATCAACCTCCCACTCATCATCATCTTCTTCACCATAGTTATATTGATATTCTTGTAGTTCATCCCATTTTTTTCTTGCTTCTTCAAGTGTAGGTAGAAATACGTGCATCTTTCTTTCTTTTTTGATTTGGATGCGTTTCTCATCATAAATACCCTTCATACAATTCTTCTCAATCTCTCTCCAAAATGAGCTATTATCGAACTTTCTACCGTTGTATGTTTGCCTATCATAACACTTGAATAACCAATCTTTACTATAAACTACCCTTTTTTCTTTTTTCTTATTCTTGATCTCTAATCCATAATTTTTAGTCCCATCATAATTAGATATTTTGAGATTTTTTCCCCATTCTATAAAATGACCGTCATATTCAAAACCTCCTTCCTTCATTACTTTATTATACCATACTTTAGGACTGCACCAATTCATTTCTACTTGTTCTTGTAGTAGTTTAGTTTTCTTAAACATTCTTGGTTTGAACTCACTAATATCTCGATTGTATAATACTTTAGCAAAAGCTTCACAAGGGGCATTCAATACTGGTTCTACGTGTTTTAAAGTTTCTGCATTCATTCTACCCGATAGTTTATTGTTGAGTTCTAAACAATAATGTCTCCTATCATCTTCAGTTGTACCAGCAAACCAATCATTATTAGTTGTGATAATATAATTAGCATAGCAATCGACTATGTAGTTTTCTTTATTCTTTTTATTGATGGTTTGTCTTTTTTCTGTGATTTTATTCTTAATAACTCCTTCAAGTTTCTTATCACCACCCCAAAAAGCTTCATCAAGATTAATTAGAATCTTACCCTCTAATTGTCCGTTAAAATCACCAAATAGAAAGTTTGCGTTGCTATTTTGTGCGTAATGATTATCACCTATGATTTGTGCGAGTTTATCAAGGATAATACCTTTACCTCCACCTTGTTTAGATTTGAGTGCTAGTAATACACCCGTTTTGATATGAGGTTTTTGAATGATATGACTAAAATAATTCATAACATATTCAAAAGCATCTTCATCTCCATTACACCATAACTCTTTGATGTGTTCTAGAATTGGTTCTGCATCTTTCTCATCATAACTATCAGCTACTTCTTTACTAATATTGAATCCATTCCATAGATTAAATAAATCACTATTAGATTTTTCTCTTGGGTCGAAGCCAATAGCACGGACTTCTTTTCTATCAATCCATTCACACCAATCCTTAAAAGGATCTATATTAATATTTTTTACTTTACCATCTTCATCTTCGTAAGTATGGACGAACTTTTCTTTTAAGAAATGGTCTTTTGTTTTAGTAGCATTTTTTAAATACCAACAAGGCATCGTAATTAATTCCTCATTTTCTTTTCTAATAATCTTTTTATCAAGGATAATATAATCCCCAGTTTCTTTAACAAATATAACTCTATTATTCATTTCATTCAACATTTCTATTTTAGCTTTCTTCTCGTGTTTTTCGTTTTTCTCAAATGCATTAGCAAATACATTATGAAGAGATTGAGTGTTTTTAGGTTGATATTTAGCTTTTAGTTTTCTTAAATGAGTTAATCCAAGCTTATTACCATCTTTTTCTTTACCAAAAGATTTCCATTTATAATCTACATCTCGTTTTGTAGTTTTATTTTTAAATCCTTCATATTCACTTGTGAAGTCCTTGAATAATCCTAATCCAATATCATCACCTTCCGTAATATTATGGAGAGCCATTCCAATTTGTAGCCAATTAAAATATTCATAAGCTTCGTCTTGGTGTTTGGATAAATCAATAATTTCTTTTAATTCATTAGCATCATATTTTCTTTTTGGTTGTTCTATAACAAACTCAATATCTTCTTCTTCTACTTCTTTAGCTTCATCATCACTAGTAGTTGGAGATACTGGAGGTGATGCATTTGGTAAAGGTCTTTTAAAATAGTTAGTCGCATCGGTACTTTGAATAACATGTTTGGTAATATTAAAACTATCTTTATAATTGATCGGGATTTTTTGTCGGTCGTCATTAGGTTTGTATGAATAAATAAATCTCATATTACCACCATTACGATAAACACCTTTATCAAACATTTTCTCATTTGTATTCTTAAACTTAATATCATACAATTTATTCTTTTCGTTGAATGCTTTTAAATCTTCAATGGTGGTTTCGTAATCAGCACAAACAAAATGATACGAGATTGCATAACCTTCGATTTTTATTTTCTCAACACCTTCTTTAACTTTTTTACCATCAACTTCTTTATAGATTGTTTTATTTTTGATTTTAGTTTTCTTACCATTACTACTACAAATAGCAATATCAGTTTCGGGATAAAACTTCTTTAATACTTCTCTAACTTGGTCTTGAATAATATCTATATTCTTTTCGTATTCATCTTTATCAGTATAGAACATATCAACATCATAAAAAGGTTTTACTTTAGATTTGTATGTAGTCCATTCAAAATAATAATTCTTATTACATTTACTATTATTAATCATATATTCTATTTCATCTTTCTTGGTTTTATTGATTGGGTCAATCACGGCTTCGAAACTATTTTGACCTTCGAAGTTTTTGAATTGCATTATATTCTTATCAACCATTTTATTCTCTTTAGTTATATTTATCATTTCTTTTTTAAATACTTTTTGTCTATCCATTTATACTTTAACATAGAAAATAATTTTGGAGAAATACCGCAAAATTAAACAATTCTTAAATATAATCTTAAATTATACTTAATATTATCGATAAATACCCTATATAATCCTTAATTATACCATAAATAGCACTTAAAGAAGTAATAATTTTAAAATTATTACCTTTAAATACCTATAAATAGACATAAATATAGATTATTAGTATAAAAATAGATTAAAATAACTTAAAAGATTAATTATATTCTATATTAATATATAGAGAATAATGATCCCTTATTTACCTAATGATATTATAATTAAAATATTAAGTATTAATGAAGAGAATAATTTTGAAGAACATAAAAAGAAGTACAGAAATATTATATATCATCTTGAAGATATTATCGAGCTCACACATACAGATTATTATGATGAACTAGAAGAAGATAATATAATAGATGAGGATTGGGGTTTCGGTAATGCTATGTTAGAATGCATCACCAATCAAAATATAGAGAACATGTGTGATAAACAACTAGAGAAAGATATTGATGATTATTATGATTATTAATACTTAAATATTATAATCTAAACATAATATATAGAAAATAATGACGATATATAATGGATGTGATGGATCACTTAACTTATATTATAAGGGATTACTTATTAGCTCATTCCCATTAACTAAAAAGAAAACATTCGAAAGATATTTATATCAAGGTGAATACTTGATATTAAAATCTATGAGAGAAAAATTAAATATAAAACAAATCATTTATACATTAACTCATTTCTGCACTATCATACATAATCGAAAGAAAAATAAACAACCTATAAGAAGAAGCGACCACGAATATTTTATATCATGTTTATTTGGATTACTTAAACTTAAGATAATTGAGAATGATGAATTGAATGGTTATTTAATTATGCCTCGCCCAAAACTCTCCAAACTTAAAACATCCGTACTCAAAAACTAAAATCCCAAATGTTAAAACTTTATAATCTACCTTCATTTAATATATCCTTTTATTTTTTTTTTTCTTAATTTATCCGCTAAATCTTTATCAGCTGTTTTATATGTTTTACCCTTCATAACAAATGCATATACTCTAGCCATCGCCCACTGTTCTTTAGATTTAACATTAGGTCTTACTGATTTTGGATTTGTCTTATATGCTCCAACTCCACGATCATATACTTCATCTAATATCTTCATCGGGATTTTTGTTAATCTTGATATATCATCTTTACCATTTGCGGTATTGATTGGTTGCTTATATTTTTTATTGAACTTTTGTTTATTCGTTACTACCATTTATATCTTCTAAAAGATTTTTTAATGGTTTGATATATTTTTGTTTTATATCTACACAATCATCGAACTCATCTTTACCCCTATCACACCTCCCTCTCGTTTGAACTTCATACTCACTACTTCTATGTTCCCATCCATAAATACCATCTATACATCTCCACAAATAAAAGATTCTTAAATGTGGAGATTTCTTTAATATCTCATCCCCTTTCTTTAATTTATTCAATCCAAAAAATAATGTTGGATATTTATCGTGCATTATTCTCCTTGTCTTAATCTCAATAAAATATTCTTGATTATATTTATCGAACTCATAATATTTACCCATTTCGGGATTTAATGATGACTTAAATAATATCCCAAAATGTTCTTCTAGAATAGTATGTATCTCATTCTCACTTTTGAATCCAAAACTTAAATCTTTTTGTTGTTTCTTATAATCCATTATTATACTTATAATATAGAAAATAATTTTGGAGAAAACGCATATCTCAAAAGTGGTTGGGGTAAATGTCTAAAATAATTTGTCTTTGGGATTGTCTCAACTACTTTTTTTTTTGAGATTTACCCCAACCACTTTTAATCGAAAATAACAATTATAGGATCTTCTTTTGTTGATCTTTTTATTTTTAATTTATAGATTACTTGTTGTTTAATAATCTTATTATTATTCATTTCTTCTTCAACCTCTTGAGTAATTATTGGATTAATATGTCCCAATGCATTTGGACTTAAATTATAAAATCTACACGCTCTTCGAACACTTGGTAAATCACCCCATATATAAATACTCATTATATCATCATAAGGATCTTGATTATTTCTATATGTAGCTCCATCATATATATAATCATTTTTACCCCACTTAATAATCTTTTTTGCCTTAAACATTATCTCGGTTTTTTGTTGTGAATTGGGTCTTTGTTTTGGTGATACTTTCTTTAAATATTCTCTTAATTCAGTGCAGTTCTTAATTCTATCATCATATTTAAAATCTTTGATATAAAACTCTATATCTTTAATTATATTACTTTTAGTTAATTCAGTATCGATAATTACTCCATGTTTTTTGAATAATGTTACTATATCTTTTTTTGAATGAGATTTATCAATTAACATTTTTTTTTATATTATAACATATTTTTTTATTTTATATTATATACTTAAAGATGCCTCCAAAAATGAGCGATGAGAAAATGAAGTTGCCCGAACTAAAACGACTAATTAAGAAATATGATGAACTTATGGGTATTGACCCTAAAGGTAAATCTCGTGATGATTTAATCAAAGAAATTGAAAAACTTGGTTATAAAATAGACCATAAAAATAAAAAGATTACTGCAACCTTTAAACAGAAAACTAAAAAGATGCCGAAGAAGGTTGATACACCAGCACCACCAAAAAAGAAACCAGCTAAATCTAAAGCAGAGAAAGATAAGGATATGAGAGAAAAAGTAATTAAATATATTCTAGAAAATAAGGATGTTCTTGATGATGAGAGATTAAAATAATTATTCTTCATCTTTAGATTTCTTAACATATGTATCTAATGCAACTTGCTTCGAATGACCCATTACTTTATTATCTTTCTCCAACTCCTCCTTCATATTACCATATTTACTTGATAAATATATCTTTCTTAAAAGAGTAGTTGATATTTTTTTACCCATATATTTTTCGCTATATTTAAGTAATACCTTACTTAATTCTATTCTTGTTAATGGTTTGCCCGTCGAAGTTTTGAATAAAACTCCCATACCATTCATCTTCAAATAATATCTTAATATCTTTCTTAAATTAGGATCTTCAATTGGTAAATCTAACTCTTCATATTTCTTTGATGTCTTATATTTATTTAATACAAAATAAATATTACCTTTTGATGGTACAACTAAATAATTATTCTCTTTCTTCTCTTCATCACTTAATTTTTTATATTGAGCTTGATTTATAGCAATCATACCAGCTACATCATTTCTAAAAGGCATTCGGGCATAAATATTAAATAAGGTGTATGCTTGTAGCAACTGCATTTCTTTTTTAGTAATATCATCTTTAGATTTCTTTTTGATTGGTTTTAAATCTTCAGCCATTTTATTTATCATCTCAAATATCTCTTCAGTTGTCGCAAAGTTCTTACTTTGTTTATCACTAATAACACCCGACTTTTGTTCGTCGCTATATTTATCATTTAAATCATCTCTTAATTTACCATATTCTTCTAATAGTCCATCAAACTCTTCATCATGATTCAAAGCCATCAATAATACTATAACTGCATTTAATATATTTCTTTGGCTTAAATAATGAAGATCACTTAATTTATCCATAACATCATCGGGTTTTTTTAAGAAGTCATATCCATCAGTATCATATATCTTTTGAAGTTTCTTAAGGTTAATAACATATTGTTTAACTGTATTTGTTTTTAATTGAGGTCTAGATTTTTCGATTTCTTCAGTTGGATTTTTACTATCTATCTTCATATTTATATTATAAAGATAGATTTTTTTTTATATTAAAAAACTTAAAATAAAAAGTGGTTAGGGTAAATCTTAAAAATTATTTGTCTTTCGAAGTTGGTTGAGAAGTTTTTTTTTTGATATTTACCCCAACCACTTTTCGTTCATCTAAATATTCAACTATTTTTTTTTGTGTTTCTAATAAACTTTCTATCATTTCGACTAGCTCATCATTTTTACTTTCTTGTTTTAAATATTTCTCTTTATACCTTCTACATTTCTCACAACTTTTCTTACTACAACCCCAATTCATTTTATATTATATTTTAGAAAATAATTTATGCGAAATAACAATTAAATTGTCCGTCCTCAATTGTAGCAATCTTCATTAGTTCAAGATACACACGGAGAGTGTATGTCTCTGCTGGTAATCCAGTAGCTTTATAAACTAAATCCATACCCTTATTATTAACACGCTGTCCCTTATTTGGTCTAATTGCCGTCCATCTAAATACACCACCTAATCCAGCTGTACCGCTATTCTGTGGGTGTCCTTCAAATGTTTCTGCAGTTAATACAGTAACACCCGTGGTTTGGTATTCATCACGAACAACCATAGGGACTTTACCCTCTGCACTTTGAGTAGTATGGAATAATAGTGCTGTATTCTTTCTATCAACATTAAACTCATATAAATCATTATATAAGAGATTGAGAGATAAGGATTGAGTTGCTGGTACATCTTTAGCAACAACACCATTAAGTAGAGAAACGGGAGTAAAGTTCTCGTTCTTTTGAAGTCCAAGAATTACCTTCGATACAAGACGACCATTACCTCCAACTGGGAAAGTTAAATCAGCAAAAGCTCCTTCACTACCAGTTCTTTTAGCAAGACGATAATCTACATAGTTGAAGGTTAGTTTTTGATTTTGCTGTGCGTATTTCTCCATTATCTCACCATCATAACTGATACTATCGTAAATAAGTTTTACCTCATCTTCATTAACTAGATATTCAACTGCGTTCGATGCGGCTTCACTATTAGGAACACACAAACGACGAGATAGAGCTGCACCCGTAGAACTATCCGTTTGGGGAGTGAATGTTATATCAATATGAACCTCCTCATTTAAAAGAAACATAGGAAGTTGATTGAACTTAAGGAATGGGAACAAATCACTTAAATAAACCGAATATACTGGTGCTTCACTAATCGTTTGTGCTGATGTAGCGTTGTGCTTCATGAATGGTAATAGTTCAAATGTACCAGCACCACCACCAGCGGGAACTACTGGATTGCGTCCAACATCTAGACCAACCTTTTTAGCACTATTGGGAGGTTTATCAGTTGTATTAGCTACACGATCATCATATATCGGTTTGTGATTAATGCATCTTTGAGATAAGAACTGTTCTCTTTCTTTATTATCTTCATTAGAAATAAATAAGGATTGATACTGATGGAAGTGTGTGTAGTCATCAATCTCACATACAGTTTTATTACCAATCGATAATCTTGCGTGTTGAACTAGATTAGAAACACCAATATTGAGTGGGAAGTATGCTCCAGCAGTAGTTAGAGGAGTAACAGCAAGAGTGATTTTAGAATTAGAATGGAGAAAACCAGCGACCCGTTGAAGAGTAAATCGAACTCTATTTTGGGAGAATGTTACTGGGTCAATAACGTCCGTGTGGAGCATTTGTCCGTAAGATGAAGGAATAGCACCAATCTTAATAAGGTCGGGAATGCGGTCAGTAGAAACATCAACTTTATCATCCATATCAGTCATTTTATATATTATAATATATAAAAACTAAAAAAAAATAAAATTAAAAAAATAAATACATAGAAAATATTTACTGAATCACTTGAACTCCCATAGATGCGTCCCACGCTACAACAACCTTGCTCTTAATAAAGAGATAAGCACTAATAGGATTACCATCATCGAGACCATTAGTCATTTGAATCGAAAACTGGGAAGATGAGAAATCAACACCTTCACTATCAAGCTGGTCGTATAATACACCAACACCATACAATCCACCAGTATCGGGGATAAATCTATATCCAGTTGTAGCATTTTGATTACCAGTAAAATTGCGGTTAGTGTTAAGAGGTGAGGCAGTAGTTCGGGTATGCATCTTCTCGGGAATAATAGAAGATAAGAAACCTTTAATAACTTGAGGATCAACGACGGGAGTTTCGTTTGTAGAGCTACGAACACTAGTAACCTCAAAGGCACTTGGGAAACGCTCACCATTACGAAGGAAACTAATGGTTTCTAGATTAGCAACACCACCATTACCAGTCCCAACAGAGTTAGGTGCTTTAGTAGGCATATATGTTAAAAATCCATCTTGACCTAAATTATTAACAAATGAAGATGGTACAAAATTAACAAAACATCCCAATACCTTACTTAATCCAAGGTTAAAATTAACAATCGAGTTTGTGCTTTCTAAAGTGGAGAAATATGAAGTAATCGAATTAAACGATAATACACCTTTATCGGGGGACTGTTCTCCATAAGATACTTCACACGCTACTTCAAGATTGGATAATTCATAGAAAGCATTAGCAATATTAGTAGTAGTCGCATCACTCGAATAAAAGAACTGACTATCGGGAGCAAGGTGGATTTCTATTTCTAAAGGAAGTTTAGATAGGGGCAACATAGATTCACCAAGCGTTAATCCACTTGGTAGGGGAATACAAAACTGGGATTCTCTAGTATTACGAATAACACTATCACGGTAGGATTGGTAGTTAGGATAGATAAGTGCAGTTTCTCCAAGATGACCCGCTACATCTTGCATACCCGCCATAACGGGAAGATATGAAGACATAAAACGACCATAATGACGGATATGTTCTATAACTTGTTTAGTTTCAGCATGACGAAATACCAACTGATCTATAACACCATAAGCACCGAGTTTGTGAGACCCACGTAGTTCAGTAGCAGCTGCATCCGTAGGGTGAAGAGTACCAGCTGCATCACGCCATATATTTAAATCACCAGCTAGACGAAGAGATGATAAA